GTTTCTCCCTCCCCTAAACCCCAGAAAAACCCACTAATTAACAACTTTCACACAAGTAACAACGAAGCGGAAAGAAGCCGGAAAATGCAAGACTATTTGCCAGGATTTGAGCCTGAACCGCCTAGTAAGGGCTATGTTGAGACTGAAACCGAGAAAACTATAGATAATCTTCGTGATAACGGCCTGATTGGTGACGAATCGGCGGGCTTGTGTGCTCTGGCGATAATGGCCGCGCGGTCCCTGGACCAAATGGGCGGGAAAGGCGCGCCTAGCGGGCGGGCTATGCTACTGAACGCGGCGCGGGAAATCTTTGAATCGATTAAACCCCAAGGTGATCCTAACGCGGGCGCTGACTTAGCCGGCCTACTTACGGCTATCCAGACCGAGGACATCGACGAAGCGGAAACCGAGTTTACTAATGCCGCTCATATTGCCTGACCGCCGCGTTTTCGCTTATCTTCCCCGCCCGGCGTTTTGCCCCGCCCCTACGCCTGGTTTCCTTAACGAGGGCGCGGAAATCGCCCGTATATCCAGGCTATTAGGCATTACCCCGCAACCGTGGCAACGCCTAGTTTGGAATCGTGCGACCGAATACCGGATAGTGAACGGGAAACGTGCGTACAAGTACAGCTTGATCCTTATCACCGTGCCTAGGCAAGCCGGGAAAACCACCCTACTAACCCCGCTACGCACTCACCGGCTATTAACCCGCCCTGGCTTGGAAGCTGCCGCGACCGCGCAAACCGGGCAAGCCGCCCGTAAACGCATGATGAAGTACATGAAGATAATTGACCAATCACCGCTAGGCCACCTGTTTCACACCCGCCTTTCCAACGGTGAAGAATCCGTTACCTGCACCGCTAACGGCTCGACCATAACGAAGTTCGCCCCCGTTGAGGGGTCCCTGCATGGGGATACCATCGGGTACGCCGATTTTGATGAAATCTGGAAATGGGACGCGACCACCGGAGAGACAGTAATGGGCGCGGTCAAGCCCTCCCAAGTCACCCTGTACGGTGAGTCTCAGATATTCATGGTGTCTACCATGGGAACCCTGAAAAGCGATTTTATGAACCAGTACGTGGAAACCGGGCGGAAAGGCGATAAACCAGGGCTGGCCTATTTTGAATGGTCGCTACCAGACGGGCTAGACGTACACACCCCCGCGGTGTGGTGGACCTACCACCCGGCATTAGGTAACACGATACAAGAGGCCGCTATTAGCGAGGATTTACCCCCGGCCATGACCGAGTCCGAGTTTATGCGTGCTTACGGCAACCGGCTCACAATGACCGATGAGTCCCTTATCGCGGCGGAGGATTGGGACGACCTCACAATGGACGACACCCAAGCCCCGCCCGCGCTTACCGACTGCGTGATCGGGTTCGAGATAGCCCCCGATAACGCCGCTACCGCGATAGTCGCGGCCTGGGAAGATAAAGACGCAAACACCCGCAACGTCAGAGTGTTACACCAAGCCCCCGGCGCGACCTGGCTTATTGATTATCTGAGGCTCTTACAAACCTATGGCGTAACAAGGTTCGTGGCAGACGACGGCGGTATGACCAGGCGAATCTTTGACCATCTACCCGAAGACCTCACAGTTGAGCGTTTACCGCTTGGGGCTAGGCGGATAGCAGACGCGGAGTTTTTGACCGCCGCCCGCGATGAGCAGACTTTGAGGCATGACCGCTCTAAGCCTTTATCGGTGGCTATCGCTAACGCGGTGATCCGTGAAACTAACGGGGTTCCGCTGTTTGACCGGGATAAATCGACCGCGCCAATCCCCGCGCTTATCGCCGCCTCTGTCGCCCTTTACGCCGTTTCCCGCCCGGTAGTTCCCCTAGAAATGCAAGTATTCTAAACACTCAACAGCAACCAGTAACAACGAATAACATCGAATAGCAACGGATAACATAAAGGGTTTACAAACAGTAAAACAAATAATCAAATAGGTTTCATGAACCGCTTTAGCCGCGCTCTACGTGAACTAACCCGCCGCGCCGGAAACCCCGCCGGCGCGATGCCTCCCGGCGTTATGCCACCTACACGCCGGGAGGCACCCTTTGAACCAGCAAGCCTAGTCTCTGTGTACCGGGCAATCGACATCATTACTAGCGCCGTTGCTCAACTACCGCTCAGGGTGGAGCGTCACGGGGTGGAAGTCCCAGCCAGCGAAATCCCCGACATTATCAAAGCCCCCTCTCTATCGTTTACCCGCTCGGACTTCCTGGAACAAATCGCGTTGAGTCTGGCAGTCACCGGCAACGCCTACATTCTCGCTAAGCGTATCGGCGGGAAGATTGTGGAACTGGTCGTACTCAACCCCCATGAGGTTCTACCCACCCAGGACGAAACCACCGGGGTTATTACTTACTCTTATCGGGGACGCGACTACTCTCAAGCTGATATTCAACACCTGAAATTCATGGTCCTACCCGGTAGTTTGAAAGGACTGGGAGCGATCCAGGCGGCACGTGCCGAAATCCAGGGCGCTATCAATCTCCGCGACTACGCCGCGCAATGGTTCAACGGAACCGGCCAACCCTCTGGAATACTATCCACCGAACAGGCTCTAACCGCTGACGACGCGAAACAGATTAGGGACACCTGGAACAACATCGACCCCGCGACCGGTAAGCCCCTACCCGCCACCGCTAACCCTTCAAACATTAAAGTCACCGGGAAAGGCGTCAAGTATGAACCTATCGTGTTAAACCCGCGTGATGCTCAGTTTATTGAATCGCGGAACTTTAACACGCTTGAAATCGCGCGGCTTTTCGGTATCCCCGCAACCCTCATGCTGACCGCTACCGAGGGTTCGAGTATGACTTACTCGAACATTGAGCAGGACTGGCTCGGTTTCGTGCGTTTCACGCTGACTAAATATTTACGCAAGATTGAGGAAGCCCTAACCACGTTCACGCCCCGCGGCCAAACCGTAAGGTTCCAAATCTCTGCTCTGTTGCGTTCTGACACGCTTACCCGCTACCAAGCCCACCAAATCGCGCTTACCGCCGGTTTCATGACCCTAAACGAGATCCGCGCTATCGAATCTCTACCACCATTAGAAAACCAGGAACCTAGGGAGACTGTAAAACCATGACTGTTTACGACATCGATATGAAAACCACCGGAAACCAGACCCGCGCGTTTGAATTCCGTGCCAAACCCAGCGATACCGGTAAACGAGAAATCGAGGGTATCGGGGTCCCCTACGATACCGAAACCGAGCTATTCCCTTATGTGCGTGAAAAGTTCGCGCCTGGCTCGGTAGACGCAACCGGCGCGCTGTTGTTCTATGGGCATGACAAACCCATCGGGCGAATCACCGACGCCCAAGACACCCCCGAAGGAGTGCTTATCCGGGCGGCTATCTCGGAAACCAGCCTAGGCAACGACGTTTACCAACTGTTGCGTGACGGCGTTCTAACAAAAATGTCTATCGGGTTCATGCCCGGTGTCTCTGAGGACGCCTGCATTGTGGAAGAACGCGGAGACACCGAGGTCATTACCTGGAAAAAGGTAAAAGCCTTGGAGTTTTCCGTTGTGCCTTTCCCCGCCTATACAGACGCCAAAATCACCAATGTTCGACAAACCCCAACCAATCAACTGAAAGGAATACCCATGTCTAACGACACTCTGGAAATGTTAACCCGTAGCGATCTGGATCCTATTAACGAGTCTCTGGACCGTCTGCAACGCCAAATCCAGGCGCTACCACAAACCGCCCCGGCCCCGGCTACCCCGAAATGGCGGTCTATGGGCGAATGGCTGCAGGATATTGCCGCCGGTGACGATGCCGCTATCGACTACTATGCCCGCGCGTTTTCTGGTAACACTACCGGCGACACCATCATGAAAGACACCTTTGTCGGCGACTTCGTGAAACTCGCTATTGACCGCCGGCGTGTCACCCCGCTGTTTTCCACCGGGGCGCTACCCGAAAAAGGAACCTCTGTTGATTTCTACCAGGTCGAAACCGAGGACTTTAAGGCAGGTAAACAGGCTACTGAGGGCGCGGACTTGCCGGGCGCGTCAAAGCTGAAATTGAAAGACGCTAACAGCCCGGTCGCTACGGTGGGAGGCTGGACCGAGGTCAGCCGTCAAGCCGTGGAACGCGCTACCGTTCCCGCGCTTAACACGCTGTTGGAGGGCATGGCGCTGAAATACGCCCAAGTCACCGATGAACTGGTAAAAACCGTTCTCACTTCCACGGTCGCTAACGCTAAAACGAAGATTGCCCTAGGGGCTGATCCCGCTACCGGTAGTGTGAAGCAATGGACGGACGCTCTTATTGACGCCGCGGACCTGTACGGGGCGACCATGTTCAACATCACCGGCCTGGGCGTGTCGAAGGACGTGTTTAAAGCCCTGGCTAACCTGGAAACCACCGGGAACCGGCTCATGAACACAGGCGACGGGCGCAACCTTGCCGGAACTATTGACGTTCCGGGTCTTTCCGGTGAACTGTTGCGTATCCCGGTGTATCTCATTCCAGGCGCGACCGCTAACACGGCGTTCCTGTTTGATAAAGAGGCTATCAAGACCCTTGAGTCGCCTGGTTCTCCGGCCATGTTGCAGGACTCCAACATTATTAACCTTTCCCAGTCTTACAGCCTTTATGGATACCACGCGGTAATCGTGCCTTTCCCCGCCGCCATTGTTCCAATCGTCAAGGCCGCAAGCTGAGGCACGCATGAACGCCCGTTTAGCTGAGTATGTGCAAGCCCCGCCGGAGGACGCCGGGTTTATCGACCAGTGCGAAAAAGCCGCTACCGCTATAGTTACGGCTCGCACCGGCGGGGCGGTCATACCCGAAGCTGTATTAGCCGCCGCGACCCTGGAGGTTGCCGCTAACCTGTACAACCGGCGTACCTCACGGCGCGATCTGGGAGTTTTCGGGGACGCGGAAACCGCCGCGCCATATCAGCGCCCCGCGCTCGACCCGTTCACGCCCGCCCTCCCGATACTCCGGCCATACTTGCCGCCGCCCGTAGCGTAAAGGAAACCATCATGACCATGTTGGAAGCCGCCCGCGAAATAGTGAGCCAGTTAAACACCTGTTTCGCTAAAGCCGGTGTGAAAGCTGCCGCAACGCTCGACCCTACCGAGGTAAACCCGCGCGTACACGCTAACCAGGTCGCCGCGGTCGTTACCGCCCCAGATTACCGGTTCACGGGCATTACTACCTCAGAGGCCGAATGGGAAATCTGGCTAATATCCCCCGGTGCGCAAGACCTAGAGGGCGCGTGGGAAACCCTAGAAACCGCCTTGGAAGCATTCCGAGAGGTATTGCAAGTTACGGAGGTTAAGCCCGCCACGTATCAGCCCGCTAACGGCGCTACCTATCCCGCGCTAATAGCAAATTTTGAATCAGTCCACCAATACGAAAACCAATAGAAAGGAAACCCCATCATGTCGTTCACACCTCAAAAGCTCGGTCCTGGACATCTCAAGTTCGGTGCTACCGGTTCAGAACAAGAATTTGGGTCTATGACCACCGCGACCAGTATCGAACCCGATATTAAAGAAGAAGATCCGGTTCCCATGCTCGACGGCTCTAACTATGTCGAACAAGGCGAAATCCTAGGCACCCTCAAAGGCC